ATGTGTTCAAAGCAACAGAGTTTGCTCCGATGTTTGGCGAAGAGGATGGCGGTCTTCACGCAGGTGTCAGATTTTGGCAGATAGCACCAGACAAGCCACTGCGAGCAACACTCTATGAAGAGGATGGATATACAGAATACATCTGGAAGAAGGGCAAAGGCGAAATCCTACAAACAAAGCGCGCCTACAAGCAGATTGTTCGCGAATCGGTCGCAGATGGCGCAGAAATTATTGACGGAGAGAATTATCCGAACTTCCCTATTGTACCGATGTGGGCAAACAGGGAACACCAGAGCGAGTTGGTAGGACTTCGTGAGAAGATTGATGGCTACGACCTCATTCAGAGCGGTCTTGCAAACGATTTGGATGATGCAAGTCAGATTTATTGGACTATCCAGAACGCAGGCGGCATGGACGACATTGACCTTGCGAAGTTTATTGAGCGTTTGAAGGTTGTTAAGGCGGCAACAGTAGAAGATACTGGAGCGAAAGCAGAAGCACACACCATTGATGTGCCATACCAAGCAAGACAGGTAGGATTGCAAGACCTGCGCGATTCTCTGTACCGTGATGCCATGGCTCTTGACACAGACAAGGTGTCAGCAGGCAATGTCACAGCAACTGCAATTGAGAGTGCATACGAGGCGCTTGAGTTGAAGTGTGATGGATTCGAGTATTGTATTACTACTGCGATTGATTCGCTTTTGACTCTTGTAAGCATTGACGATATGCCAACATACCACAGACGCAAGACTACTAATCAACCAGAAATTACTGCAATGGTGTTGTCTGCTGGTCAGTATCTGGATGATGAGACAATCCTCCGTCATCTACCATTCCTAAACATTGACGAGATAGACGAAATCCTTCTGCGCAAGGACAAGGAAGAGGCAGAGCGATTTGCTGATTCTGAATTAGAGGAAGAGGATGAGGATGACAATAGCGGAGATAATAACAAAGTTGGAGCAACTGAAAGCTGAAATTGAGTGGGAATATTCCATAGAATATCAGGTGGTGCTTGATAAGGTAATTGCTCTGTTGAGGTATGTTGAGAAATGGACAAAGCACGAGAACTAACAGATAAAAAATTAGATAAAATACAGCGCGAGGTGGGCAGGGTATACAAGACATATCCTGCCTTGCTTGCAATTGAGAAGGAATACAGCGAGTACATGACAATGGTTCAAAGCGAGACAGAGGATTCATATAGTGCCTATATACATGCAATCGGTGATGAGGAAAAGAAGGCGCTAAAAAAGGCATATACAGACGAGGTTAAGGCATTGACAATCAACTCGCAGGAGTATCACGACATAGTGAAGAAATTCACTCGCGCAATGGCAGAAGCAAACCAGAAGGCGCTGGATGTAATAAACAAGGAGATGCGCATGGTTTATGTGGAAAACTACAACCAAGTCGCAGAAGATTGCAGGAAGGCAGGTATAGAAGTCAATGGCGAAGAGTAGAGCAAAATACATAGAAGAAAATGCAGAGGAGATATTTTCTGGGGTGTCATTCTCTCTCATAGACGAGCCAACTGTTGCCAGATTGCAAAAACTTGGAGACATCAAACTGCCACGCAAGAAAGTGGATGTGCCGAAGGACGAGAGATGGAATACAAAGCAAATGGCAAGCAAGTTGTTGCAAGGCATCCTGAATGGAGACAGCATTCCAACGATTGCAAAGAGCCTAACAGATGTTGTGGGAAATAACATGGCATCTGCAACAAGGAATGCCAGAACAATGGTTACAAACGCAGAGAATGCAGGCAGACTAGATTCATATAAGAGCCTAGAGGAGCAGGGAGTAGTTCAAGGCAAGGTGTGGATTGCAACTGCTGACGAGCGAACAAGAGAGAGCCACTTGGCACTAGATGGAGAAGAGGTTGACATCAATGAGCCATTCAGCAATGGTCTTATGGAGCCTGCCGACCCTGCTGGTGACCCAGCGGAGGTCTACAATTGCAGATGCTCTATGCGTACACACATCATAGGCTTTAAGGGCGCAGATGGTAGCATATCGTACATAGAAGGCGACAGGGGTGCTACACTGCACGACAAGCAAATGGAAGCAGAGAGAAGTCGCAGAAAATATGGAGGTGATACACATGCCACAGGTAAACTTTAGCATGACAGACAACTCTGAACAGGTGCTGGATGCATTGAGAAGGCAGTTGGTGCTCGGTCTTGAAGCCGTAGGGCAAGAGGCAGAAGGATATGCAAAAGACGATGTGCCTGTTGACACAGGTCGTTTGCGCAACAGCATAGCACACAAGGTTGATAGTTCAGAGCAGGCGGTTTACATCGGAACAAATGTTGAGTATGCTCCATATGTTGAGTTTAACGACAAGGCACAGCATCCATCTGGCAAGGCACACTTCCTTCGTGATGCGGCAACAACACATGGAGATAGATACAAGTCGATTATAGAAGCGGCACTCAAAGCATAAAAAGATAGGGCATCATGAGATGCTCTATTTTTTTGTCTTTTTTAACACTCTAAAGTTCTGTAAGTGGCAATTTTTAGCAAAACACTTGTTCTGTTAGGCTTAACTAATAGTGTCCACTTTGTGAACTATTTAAAAAATCTTAATTTATTTTAATCAAAAGTGTGTAGGATTGTGTAGGATTTTTTCGAGGACAAAAAACCTCGTAAACCCTTGATTTTACTGGGTTTTTTATATATATATTTATATATATTTCTTTTTTTTGTGTAGGATTTTGTGTAAAAATAAAAAAGTATATAAAAAAATATTTTATATAGAGAAAGTTTATTTTGGACAAAAATCCTGCACATCCTGCACAATCCTTCACACTACTATATATTGTGGTGTGGTATAAAATGTTGACAATATGTTGTGATAGAGTTATATTTATCAGTAGATAAAGGAGCAAAGCACTGCTCCTGTAACAATTCAAAACTAATGGCAAGCATGCCACCGAAGCAAAGGAGTTATAATTATGTCACTTACGAGAAAAATGTTAAAAGCAATGGAATTGGATGAGGACAAAATCACTCAAATCATTGATGCTCACCAGAGCACTATTGATGAGATAGCAAGCGAGCGCGATGCACTCAAGGCTGATGTCGCAAAATACAAAGCCGATTCCGACAAGTTGAAGGAAGTTGAAAAGGAACTTACAAAGGCGCAGGCAAAGTTAGAGGATGCTGATGCAGTATCTGACAAGTATAAGGCATTGCAGGACGAGTTCCAGACTTACAAGGATGATGTGAATGCGAAAGCAACACAGGCTTCCAAGGAAAAGGCATACAGAGAATTGCTCAAGGAAGCAGGCATCTCTGACAAGCGATTTGATTCAATCATCAAGATTACAGACCTGTCTGGTGTGGAATTAGATGACGATGGCAAGGTCAAGGATTCCAAGAAGATTGTGGAAGGCATCAAGAGTGAGTGGGCAGATTTCATTCAGACACAGGGCAAGCAGGGAGCACCTACTCCTAAACCTCCTGCTGGAGAGCCTTCAAAGGTTTACACCAAGGAGGACATCAAGCACATGTCTGCTGATGAAATCAACAAGAACTGGGATTCCATTAAGGGGTCTCTAAATCAGATTTAAAAAAGGAGAACAGAAAATGGCAGTAACAAGTTTTATTCCAGAGTTATGGAATGCAAGATTGCTTTACAATCTTGAGAAGAATCATGTAGCAACAAGACTCGTAAATCGCAATTACGAAGGCGAGATTAAGAATGCAGGTGACACAGTTCACATCAATTCGCTAGGCGATGTTGCAGTTCGTACATATGCGCAGGGTACAGACCTTACATATGACAGCCTTGCAACAACAGACCAGACATTGGTTATCGACCAGCAGAAGTATTTTGCATTCTCACTTGACGATGTGGATAAGGCACAGGCGGCTGGAGACATCATGGATACAGCTATGGGTCGTGCGGCTTATTCATTATCAGATGTTTCTGATTCATACCTCTTCGGTGTTATCGCCGCAGGCGGTGCAACAGCAAACTATGTTGGTAGTGCGGCTTCACCAGTTGCTCTTACAAAGTCTAACATCTATGAGAACATCGTTGCTCTCCGTACAAAGTTAGACAAGGCAAATGTTCCTACACAGGGTAGAAGCATTGCAGTTCCTCCAGAAGCATACGCACTCCTGTTACAGGATGAGCGCTTCACAAAGGTTGATGCAACAGCAGAAGACGCTATCGTTAATGGTCTTGTTGGACGCGTTGCAGGTTTCGACATCTACATGTCAAACAATGTTGTTAAGACTAATGATGCAACACCTGTATACAGCATTACAGCACAGATTCCTGATGCTACAACTTATGCAGAGCAGATTATCAAGACAGAGGCACTTCGCCCAGAGGCATCATTCTCTGATGCAGTTCGTGGTCTGCATGTATACGGTGCAAAGGTTACAAAGCCTGATGAGATTGCAACATTGTTTGCAACATTCTAAAAGGAGTTGTGTTAAGTATGATTTTGACGAAGGATGGACAGAAAATCTCGTTGAGCAATGAAAATCATATCAGCGCATTTTTATCAAGCGGATGGACAGAGGTTGAAGCCTCTGCCCCATCTGTTGCTGAAAAGGTTTCAGAGCCAGAGAAAAAGTCCGTATCAAAAAAGAAACAGGAGAAATAAGATGATAGGCGAGATTTGTGCAGAAATCAAAAACTACTTCGTTTATGAAGGCGATAAAAAAATCGGTGATTGGGAGATTTCAAATGGGCAAATTTCGCCTATTATTGATTTACCGACCGATTATATCAGGATTGTGGGTAGTCGATTAAATGATGGTGTTCACAAGGTATCAGAAATGACATTGCAGGATGAAGTGTTCCATGGTGCTATCTGGATTATGTCACCACCTGTTGACTTCCTTGCACTTGCAGATGAGATAGGTGCTTGGCAGACAAAGCATGGTGGTGTGGATAGCACAAATATGAGTCCATTCCAGAGCGAGAGTTTTGGTGGTTACTCATACAGCAAAGGAGCAAGCGGAAGTTCTGCGACATCGTCTGTACCTACTTGGCAAGGCACATACGCAAGCAGATTGAATAGATACAGGAGGATTAGTGAACGATGAGCCTTTTATCAGAAGCAATGGATAAATGCATTATATTGAACAAACAGACAGTTGCTGACGGATATGGTGGATATATCACCAACTGGGTTGAAGGCGCAGAGTTTGATGCGGCAATCGCTTTTGACAATTCGATTGAGGCAAGGGTTGCTGACAAGCAGGGTGTCACAAGCCTGTATACAGTGACTACTAGCAAAGCTTTGAATTTGCAGTATCACGATGTGTTCAAGAGGGTTCGCGATGATAAGATTTTCCGAGTGAAATCTGACGGAGACGACAAGTTCACTCCAAACAGTGCATCACTCAATATGCGACAGGTAAGCGCAGAAGAATGGAGGCTTACAGATGGATAAAGAGCAAGCATTGGATTCGTTTTGGAACTCATTTGGCATTCCAGCATATGATGAAACAAGTGTGCCACAGAATGCAGTAGAGCCTTATATCACTTACTCGGTTGCAACTGGCAGTCTTGGTGATTTCGTTGGGTTGACAGCAACTATTTGGTACAGAGGCACTTCTTGGGCGAGAGCCACACAGAAGAAGAACCAAATTGCAGAAGCAATTGGATATGGTGGCAAGATGATAAAACTTGACAACGGATATTTGTATCTGACAAGAGGTTCAACTTTTGCGCAGAGGCTTACAGGTCAAGAAGATTCTACTCGTGCTTATTATCTGCAATTGAATGCAGAGTTTTTAACAGAAAATTAAGGAGGACATGAAAAATGGGAAGATATACAGTAATGCCTGCAAACACCTTTGATGCGTTACAGATGGACGCAGGTGTGCTTTTAAAGCAGTTTAATATTGAGCAGGCAACAGCAGGTCAGTTAGGATTCACAGATGCTGACATCTTGTGCGCAACAACTGGTGGTGTAAATCCAACCTGTGTTCCTACATATTCAGACATGGGCGAGGATGTTGATAATTGCCCTGCAAACATGATGGAACTCAAGAAGTTGGAGTCTTGGGAATGCAAGTTGGCTACAACAGCACTCGGCACATCTCCAGAGTTAATCAAGATGCAACTTGGTGCGGCTGACATTGTGGATGGAACAAAGATTGTTCCTAGAAGAGATTTAAGCCAGTCAGACTTTACAGACCTTTGGTGGGTAGGAGATAAGGCAAATGGTGGCTTTGTTGCCATTCAGATTAAGAATGCTTTATCTACTGCTGGATTTGCTATCCAGACTACAAAGAACGGCAAGGGCACATTGACACTTGAAATCACAGGTCATGTTTCAATGTCTGCACAGAATGAAGTACCTATGGTATTTTACTCTATCGATGCAGAGGAAGAGACACCAAATGCAAGTGTCGGGGAATAAGAGACGGAGTAAAGAAAGGAGTTTTGACATATGAAATTATCGGAGATTAAAGGAGAAGGTGCGCTTGATGTGTTGGCAGAGTTGCTAGAACCAGCATCGGCAATCCTTGCAGACAAGAAGGTTGCACAGATTTACAATAGCAATAAACCAAAAATTGAACTGGCGACCTACATCATTAAGATTCACAAGAAGGAAGTTATTGAGATTTTAGCTGTGCTTGATGGAGAAGACCCGAAAACATATGCTGACAAAATAAACATCTTCACTCTTCCGATGAAGTTGTTGGAACTTCTCAACGACGAAGACCTTTTGAGTTTTTTTCAGTCGCAGGGACAGAACATGGAGTTGACCTCTTCTGGCTCTGTTATGGAGAATACAGAGGTCGAAGAGAAATAAGACCTTTTATGCGGTATGTTATGTCGAGGTACAAGATGTACCAACAAGATGTGGCATACCGCATTTTTACTACTGATTCATTGTATATTCTCAACAACAACATCACACAATTGTGCGGGGGTTCTGTGATTTCTGGCAGGTTTTACGACCTAACACATCCACAGCCAGAGGAGACAAGGACATCAGAGGAGATTATAGAAGGTCTGAAAAATAAATTGAAGGAGATATAAGCATGGATGTTTTTGATTTATTTGCAAAACTGACAATGGATACAAGCGAATATGAGCAGAAATTGTCTAATGCAGAAAAAGGCGCTAATGACTTAAAAGATAAATGGAACAGCGGCACACAGCAAATCACAAGCGGTTTAAAAAATGTCGGGGTCGGTGTTGGTATTTTTGCAGGCATTGGCACTGCGGCATTCAAGGCGGCTGACAATGTGTCAAAAAATCTCGATGAGATTGACAAGATGAGTCAGAAAATAGGCATATCTGCGGAAGCATATCAAGAATGGGATGCAGTGCTTGAGCATAGTGGCGCAAGTATTAGTTCTTTACAGCCAATTATGAAGACATTGTCAAATCAAGCGCAAAGTGGAGCAGAAGAGTTCAAGAAACTGGGCATATCCGAGGAAGAAGTTGCAAACTTATCAAAGGAGGATTTGTTCAGCAGGGTTATTGAAGGCTTGCAGGGTATGGAAGATGGCACAGAGCGAACAGCAATCGCTAGTAAGTTACTAGGTCGAGGAGCGACAGAACTCGGTGCATTGTTAAACACATCGGCAGAAGATACACAGGCAATGAAGGACAGAGTGCATGAACTTGGCGGAGTAATGTCTGACGATGCAGTGAAGCAGGGTGCGCAATTCCAAGATTCGCTGACCGATTTAAAGGCATCATTTAAAGGCGCTGGAAATTCGCTTTTGACAGAATTGTTGCCTCCATTGATTGATTTGATGGATAAAACGGCAGAGTTCGTTGCAAGTGGCGGTCTGGAAGAGATTATAAATCTGTTGAAAACTCTTGCTCCTGTTATTATAGGTGTGGTGAGCGCATTTGCAGGCTTTAAGATTGTTACAGGTATTATTTCCATTATTCAAGGTGTAGTGACTGTATTTACTACCTTGAGTGTGCTTGTGCCTATTTTAACGGCATCATTTGCGCCATTGATTGCATCAATGTTGCCATTTATCGCAGTCGGTGCGGCTATTGTGGCGGCAGGTGTTCTTATATACAAGAACTGGGATACAATTAAGGAAAAAGCAGGAGAGCTGAAAGAGAATATTTCCGAGAAATGGAATAATATCAAAGATACGATTTCAGACAAGTGGAATGCAGTCAAAGATACTACATCGAAAGCATGGGATGCCATAAAGAACAAAGTAGAAGAGAATGGTGGCGGAATTAAAGGAGTAATTCTAACATATACTGATGCATACAAGGCAGTATGGCAAGGCGCTTTTGATGTCATAAATCAAGCAACTGGTGGAAAGTTAGGTGAGGCAGTATCAATTGTCGGTTCTAAACTTGGAGAGATAGGCTCATCATTCTTGAGTCTTGGCTCTAGTGCTCTTACTTGGGGCAAAGATTTGATTGATAACTTTATTGGTGGTTTGTTAGCCAAGTGGGAATCGCTTAAAAAGACTGTTAGCAATATCGCTGGAAGTATCAAAGACTTGATTGGATTCTCTGAACCAAAAAAAGGCCCGTTGTCTAACTTCCACACCTATGCACCAGATATGATGGACTTATTTATGAAGGGAATCAACGATAATAAATCTAAATTGATAAATACAGTCACAGATGCTTTTGATTTCCAAAATTATATTACCGCTCCAAGCATGATTGATGGTAAAATAAGTGGTGTAGGTGGTGCTGGTATCGGTAGCACTTACAATATCACATTCAATCAACCTGTGGATTCGGCTATGGATGTCGCAAGGGCAATCCGAGAAGAGGCACAGTATGGGTTAATAGGAGGTTGAAAATGCTAATTAAATTTGTAAAACCAAATGGAGATGTGCTCCGAGTTGGCGAGGATTATGATTGGCGATTACAAAAAGATGGATTAGAGGGGTTTGGTTCGTTTGAAGCGAACCTCTCAACCACTTCTGATTTTGCAAGAGATGGTGCAAAAGTAGACCACATTCGCCTTGACGACAAGAAGCGAACAATCAAGATATGCAATATGGATTGGAGAAATGCCAACAATGAGAGACAGGAGTTAAAAGCATTTTTTAACTACAATGTGACATACAAGATATATATCACACAAGGCAGTGAGACATTGTGGGGCGAGGGTACATTGTATCGAATGGCAATTCCAGAGCCAACTAATGAAGATTACATGCTAAAAGCTACGATGTCGTTTGAATTTGAGAATCCATATCTCAAATCAATAGACGACTTCGGCAGGGATGTAGCATCACTTATGCCAAACTTTGGCTTCCCTTGGATTAGTTATTTGCCACGAGGGGGAACACCTGTGGGCGTGTATAACTTTGACAGAGAAGTTACACTGCGCAATGACGGCAACAATGTTGGCTATCCTATTATCAAGATAGGCTTCAGAGGAGAG